AGACTTTTTAAAGATTGGAAAAATGTTGATTTTATTACAAGTGATGTTTTTTCTAAAGATAGATTTGGTAGAATTAAGAATACAAATTTAATTATTAATACTGCTTGCGAACATATGAAACCAATGAAAGAGTTGGAAGCATTAAGTGAATCTAAATCATACTTTGCTTTTCAATCAAATGATATGACTGATATAGAAGGACATATTAATTGTGTTAATACTATTGAAGATTTTAAAAAACAATTACCTGATAATGCAAAAGTATTAATTGAAGATGAAATAAAAGATGATAGAGGTATTAGATTTACATTGATAGGTAAGTTATGAAAAGAGTAATCTATAGTCTTTATGTTGATGTACCTGCAACGGAACATTATGGTCAATCTAAACAAAAAAGTGATACGGTAGCCAAAGCACAAATAACTGTTAAAGCATTTAAAAAGCATTATAAAAGGTTAATTGATTCCAAACGCAAATATGCTAACAGAATAGGTGCAAGTTTTATTATGTTTGAAAATGATAACCAGTATAAGACATATGAAAAAAATTTACGTAAAGACTTTCCTGAATTAACAGGTTATGAAATAGTTAATTTCTATAAGATACATTTACTATATCATTTAGCAAAAAAGTATGATGAAATTTTGTATTTAGATTTTGACGCTGTACCTGTAACTACTGATTCATTTTTTGATATATGGGATATACAAAATCATATTGCTGTTTATAATCAAAACCATATGATTGTTAAGAATAGAGAAGTTAAACAAAGTATTAGAAGTCCATCAGCAAAGTATTTTAATTGTCAAGCAATGCTTATAGAGAAAGGTCTTGACCCTAATAATGATGTTATCAATACTGCTATTATAGGTGCTTCAAAAAAACAAATTTTAAAACTAGATTTTTTTGGTGGGTTTAAAGATACAATAGATTTAATGACAAAATTAAGAACTGATAAGAGTGGTTTATATCCACAAAATATTCTTGATATGTTTCGGTATGATAATGAAACAATATTTTCATATAAAGTAAATGTAAATAAAGTTGGTATACAATGGTTAGATAGAAGATGGCATTACTTTTTAGATACTCAACATTTTGTACCAAAAGAAACAAAAATAGTACATTGTGTTTGTAAAGACTTTGATATTGTATGGAGGTATAATGCTTAAAATATGTACAGTATATTTTAAAGGTTATTATACACCAGATTATGTGTCAAAGTTATATAGGAGTTTAAAAAGAAATTCATCTATACCTTTTGAGTTTATATGTTTAAGTGATACTAAAGATGTTGAGGCAGATATAATATTACCTTATAACCACCACGATAAAATTAAAATACATTGGCACAAATTAAAATTCTTTAGTCCATATTTTGCATATCAAAAAGCTGGTGATGACATTATAGTTATGGATATTGACCAAGTTATTACAGGTAATGTTGATGAACTAATAGGATATCCTGTAGAAGAAAATGAATTAGTTACCTATGGTATATGGTGGAAGTCAATTTTAGAATCAAATGGTGGATTTTATAAATTTAAATCTGGTAGTTTAAAATATATATGGGATGAATTTGCTAAAAATCCAGACTATTGGCAGACACGTTATTATAACGTTGGTGATGTTAATACACCATATTATGGTGAACAAAATTATGTTGATTGGAAGATAAGAAAACATAAATCAAAATTAACTAAAACACCAGAGGAATGGATATGTAAATACTCATCCGATTTTAAGGAAAATGTCACACTAAACAAAATTTATCGTGACAAATTTAAGACTGATTATATGATATTAGGTGATGTTCATAAATATATTAAAGTGGTACATTTTACTGGTCCAGGTAAGACAATACACGAACACAATGAATCTTTTATAAAGGAGAATTGGCGTGAATAACGAACAAAAAGAAAAATTTGAACAACAACTTAAAGATAAAAAATTATGGTTTTGTCCTTTACCATTTACTCATATTTTTTCAAGTTTAAGTGGTAGATATGCACCTTGTTATGACGCTCTAGGGCATACTGGTCATAATATGGAAGATACTACTATTGAAGAGTGGTATACATCCGATTATCAAAATAAATTAAGAGACCAAATGACAAGAGAGGATTATGATCCAGAATATTTAGATGTTCATTGTACTGGTTGCCGTTTGCAAGAAAAGAAGTATGGTCGGTCTGATAGAATGAAATATGTTGAACAAGTCCTTGCTGGAACATTTGATAGTAAAGTACCTGAATTATTAAGAGTTGTACAAAAGTTTAAAGAAGAACATAAAATTGGATTAGGTGAAAGACTATTGGATATAAAAATGAAAATGTTTGGTAATGCGTGTAACCTTGATTGTTATATGTGTACACCAAGAAGTGCTAATACAAGAACTCTATCATTAAAAAGAATAGGCAAAGTTTATGATCCTGATTTGGATCCTAAAGATGGTGAGAGGATGAATACGCAGAAACACGATGGAGAAAAGTATCTTGATGATGTTGCTTCTGTAGCAAAATATACTAGGTCAATTAAACTTATTGGAGGCGAACCATTAGTTATGAAAAATCATTATAAACTTCTTGATAAATTAGTACTAACTGGATACTCAAAAGGCATAGACTTAATATATAAAACAAATCTATCTGTATTTAATATGGAAGGTTACAATTTTAGAAATTATTTTAACTTCTTTAAAGAATTTATAATGAAAGTATCAATTGATAGTTATGGAAAATACAATGATTATATTAGAAAAAAATCAGACTGGCCTGCTCTTATTAATAATTTAATGGTGATGAAAGAAAGAAAAAACTCCAGAGTTAATGTCCATTCTGTTATTTCTTTTTTAAGTGTATTACAAAATTATAAGTTGATAGACTATTTAAAAGAAAAAGGAATACCTCATACATCTTATATAATAGAATATCCAAAAATTCTACAAGTTAAAAATTTACCATATGAAATAAAACAAGAACTTATTCCGAAGTATAAAAACTTTCCAAATATTGTACGAGCATTAGAGAAAGAACAAGATGTTGAAGCGTTTGTTAAAACAATTGAATATTGTCAAGCATTAGATAAAGCACACGGTCACAATTTATTTGAATTACATCCTGAATTAAAACCGTATTATGAAAAGGCAAAACAATGAAAATAACATATTCAAATCAAACAGTAGATTTATTTGATAAAAAACATTTTCCTACAGGAGCACCCAACAAGGTAGTTTTATCACTATCTGGTGGTTGCGATTCAGCCTCTTTAGCATTTCTTATTGCAACATACTTTCCACAAACGGAGATACACCCTTTTAACTGTAAAGATGGTGATGGTCTTATTGATACGGAACGAGCTATTAGTGTACACAAATATTTACAAGGTAGATTCTCTAATATAAAAGAATTAGAATTATTTGATGTTAGGACAGGCGATCCAGTATGGATAGAAAAGGCAGAAAAAGAAATGGTCAATCCTCGTAATCAAATAATGGTAAATGGTAAACTTACAACTTTCTGGAGAAATGTAAGAGGTTGTTCAAAAGCATTGCAATGTAGAGCAATACGTGAATTAATGGCAAAAAAATATAATACAGTAGTTGCAACAGGTATGTCTTGTAATCCACCTATTGAAGTTATGAAAGAACGTGGATTTTATGACGTTGCAGAAAGAAAACGTGATCCAGGTGACTTTGAAAGTTTAGATGTATTTGATAAAGGTTATAATAATTGTATTACATATACACCATATATATTTACAAATAAAAAATTTGTATCAGGTGTATATAAAGAACACAATCTTATAAAAGATTTATTTCCTTTAACTAAATCGTGTGCGTGGGGACCTTCTGATGGTAATGAAAATTTTCCAAATCCTTGTGGTAAATGTTTTTGGTGTAATGAAAGAGCGTGGGCATTTCAATGAGAATAATTTGTGTAAGGACTGGTAAAAGATTTACTAATTGGCACGTTAAAAATTTAAAACATATGATAGATTCCTATTCTGGTCTAAAGTATGATAGTTTTGAAGTTATTGAAAATGACTTATATGGTAATTGGTATAACAAACTCCAAATGTATGATAAGTTTAGGGACGGAGAAAACTTATACTTTGATTTAGATGTAGTTATATATAATAAATTACCAAACTTAATTAGAAAGAATTTTACATTATTAGATGATACTTGGTGGAGAGAACCAGCTCATACACCTTTAAATTCATCCATTGTATCTTGGACAGGTGATGTATCACATATATGGAATAAGTTTAAAGATAACGATAAATATTATTTAAAGAAATATAATAAAGGAAGTGATGAGTTTTATTATCGTGAAATAGAATATGAAACCTATGATAAAGTTTGTCCAAAAATTAAAGTAGAAGAACCAGATAAAAATTATAGTATATGTACACTAGGTCAAATGCACCATTTAATGGAAAGGGGTTGGACTGGTTGGTGGACGCCTTATTTCTCTCCATATGGACCAAAAAATTATAAAAAATATGATAACTGGCGCCAGATGTCATATTATATACCAAATGGGATAACAAAATGATAAGTTTTAATATAGATTTAAAAGAAGCAAGTGAAGACCAAATTAAAGAAATTGGTAAAGCAATTTTATCTGATTTAGTTGTTGTTATAAGAAATCAAAAATTATCTGAACAAGATGAATTAGATGTTTGTTCTAAAATAGGAGAGTATCAAAAATATACTAGTGACCGAACCAAACATATACATTTATCAGATGGTATATTAAGAGTTACAGGTCAAAAAAATAAACACGGTGAAGAAGGTTTATTTGGTCATACAAGTGCGTTAGATTGGCACGCCAACCAAGCAAGTAATGAAAATAGAATGCCTTTAATTTGGTTATATGCTAAAGAATTTTCAAAAGGGAGTATGACAAGTTGGATAGATAATGTAGCAAGTTATGAAAGTTTACCTACATCTTTAAAAGAAAAAATAAGAGATGTTAAATTGACATTAGGTTATAAAAAAGGTGGTTATACTACATCTACTTTTTTTAAAGAGCACCACTCAATAGATAAACCTTTTGATTTAGTATATACAAATGCTGCTGGGAAGACTGGTTTATATTTTCCATTTAATCAGATATTTGGTGGTATAGAAAAAGATGTATATGAAGAATTAAAAGAACACGTTTTACAAGATAGATTTAGATATGACCACTATTGGGAAGATGGTGATATTGTTATAAGTGAACAATGGTTAACTATTCACAAACGTTGGGAATTTAAAGATATGGAGAAAAGAATACTACATAGAATAGCATTTGATTATTCAAAGATAGGAATACAATGATAGAATATCATCAATTATTAACATTTGGAGATTGCATAGAATTAAAATTTGAGTGTGATACAAGAAAGCTATTAAAAGAGATAAAAGATTTTGAATGGTTACAATACAATCCTAGAAAGAAAATTAATAGATATGGATTAAGTATAACAAGTTTAGATGGTAAACGAAATGGTATTGATTTAGATTCTTTATGGGAATATAATAAAGAAAATAATACAAAGTATGGTGAAGAGAATTTTAAAACTAAAACAGATGTCTATTATGCAAGTGAAGAAACAAGAAAATTATGTGAACCTTTTGACCCTTGGTTATGTAGAACACATTTTTTAAATTTTAGAAGAGGTGGTTTTTTTCCTTTACATAGAGACCAAAGAACAACAAAACTACAAAAAAGTTTTAGAATATTAGTACCAATAACACATTGCAATCCAGGTCAGTTATACTTTATATACGATAATAAGATAATGAATTTTAAACACGGAACGGCATATTTTTTAAATACTAATAAAGAACACGCTGTATTTTCTTATAGTGATAAATCTGTAATGTTAGTAATGAATATAGAGTGTACACCTGAATCTGTAGAGAAAGTTATGACGAGTACACGATATGCTTAATGCTTTTGAGATACCAGAATTTAAATTTGATTCTGAAAAATTAAAACAAACTTATTTAAATAATAAAAATGT